TTTTTTTATTCTAACTCCTCTACAATCAATCTACGCATTAAAGCTTCAATTGTTTCTGCATCTACATCAGGATACCAGAGGCTCGGTCGTAAATTGGAGGTGACCCATATCTTCTTTGCAAGTAAAGGTTTGGAAGATCCCTTGATCTCCACTCGTACTGGGTACCGATCAAGCCATCTGAGCAAATGGGCAATGTCAATACCTCCTCGAAATTCATCGATAACAACATGTTCTTGAGTCTGATAACCATCCCAGAACTTGGTCCGCGGATCCTTACAGTAAGCCTCCAGACCCGCTTCATCCCAAGCTCGTCTAGATTTTCCAGTTCCTGTTTTCCCCCAAAAGACTCTACATTCTCTGACCATTCCGATGCATCTTGAATAATCTGAACCAATGGCTCGAATCGTCCTATAATTGACCACGCGTACATTCGCGGGTATGGCGGATAGATCCCCGGACTGGGCGGCGGTCCATACGTTTTCCCATTCAACACGGGAGTTACGGGCGAAGGGTTTGGCTCCAAGTTCAAATTGAGTACCTTCGACACGTGTTTCTTCTTTCTGCACATACTTGGAGGCGGCAGAGCTTCGTGACAATTCTGAATGAACAGATCCTCCGAAAACAGCTTTGACTCCGGCAAGGGATTGTTTGTCGCGGAAGGCCACAAGTACTTGCCAGTGTAGGAAACCTGTTCCGCTTCCGACTTCAAGCTGTCCGACGATGTACTGGCAGGTTGGGGGAAGATAGGGGAGGAAGTCATGTTGAGGGATTGTTAATATCCAAAAGATTCCTTGACGTCTTGACATAAGTACTGCATGGAAATCTTCTCTATTTATATAAAATTCATTGACAACCACATCGGATTGCGCAATAGTTCTAGAACATTCTTTTTATTCATAAACTTAATCCCTCTGTGAGAATTGAGAACCGCTATTAGTAAGTAATACTGGGTGATCGATTCTCAATCACGTGCTTACTAATAGCTTTAAGCGGGATTATTTACAGCAAACTCAGAAAACTGAGCTGCTAAAGATCCGGCCTTCATTTTGGAAAGCACAACACCACAAGTATGCTGTGTTTCATACCCAATCCTAATATTATTCGCGCTGCCGGTGTTCATCTCCTCTTCTAAAAATATCATTTGAGACGGGCCAGGAAGATTGGAATAACGCTGTGAAGCTTCACTACCCTCAGAAGTAATTTTCAGTTGATCCATCACACTTTCAAAAGAACCCCGAAACGTCTTCGAGGTAGAAAAACTTTTAATTTCCCCAGGAGCCAAACGTATATACTGACTTTCAGTAACGTTTGAAAATTCTCCTCTGGCTGGTACTTCATAACCCTCATTTGTATAAACTTCTTCGCCTCTACGATACAAAATAACACCTTCCCGACGAGCACACTCAATGGGTACTTTGCTTTGATCTTTCGATTTGGGAAGTCCCCTAAACCCAAAGGCAGGACCCTTCAATGGCTGCGCATCAACAGTATCTGCAGTATTGCCAGAAGTAACTGCTCCCAAAGTTCTATTTTGAATACCTGTTGTAGCATGAAGCATTAAGGTCATGTTGAACTGTTTAAGTTGCAACATTGCAGCAAGACGACCACCGTGTTCGCCATCATCAGTGCAATACAATCTGATAGCATGGAGCTTCAAAGGATTAACATCAGTCCACTGAGCTTGAACATATCCTTCCAAACCAGAAGTTTCAGCTAAAACTCTTAACGAAGCATTCTGAGGTATAACATAAGTATTCCCAGTATATGTGCCATTCGTATCATAACGATCAAACACCATATACCAGGCACCAGTGATTTCCCCTTCCCGATTACCAAGTTGTAAATTAGCTCCAACAGACTCAGGATAGGCGCCAGCAACCATAACTAACTTTCGAATTATAGCATAACTGACAGCCTTTTGAACGGTAGCAAATGACCAAGATGTATGACCAATTCCGACAACATCAGCATCAGTAACTAAACCATGAGTTTCCGAAATAGAACACGCGCCACTTCTTTGCCCCAAACTTCTAACCTTAATTTGAGATATTTGAGATGGTTTCAAAATTCTTCCTTTATAAATACTTGTAGCACCAGAACCAACTGTCTTTTTACCAGTCCACAAATTGTGCATATAGGCACGACTCTCAGCTTGCATTTGTTCAATTCTATTAGACTTTCTACGTTTTACACTCATTATGTTTATTTCAGTTAACTCTAAACCCTAACTCTAACGTTTTTTAAAATACTTCTTCTTAAAACCGCTAACTTTCTTCTTTAATCTCATTACGTTCTTGGGTTGCCTTGCCCTTCCGACGAGTCCGCGGAAATAGTGCCGCCCAATCTTATGCCGCAACTCGATTGGCAACTGCCGTACACGCGCCAATAGTGTAGTACATTTACTGCAACGTCCACTGCGCTTAGGATGCTTATAACCACGCCAAGTATTGTGGGGTCCACCATTCTTTTGTTTCCACATAAATAGTTTTTTTATTCTAACTCCTCTACAATCAATCTACGCATTAAAGCTTCAATTGTTT